GGAAGACCGACCGCATACCTCGTCCCGCACCGCAGGCACCGCCACAGAGCCATCGCCGCTTTACCCGCCCGCTCAGGCGTTCGGCGCGATGAGGTACTTCGGGTTCCGCTGAACCTCCAGGTCATGAAGGACGGCGATGACCAGGCCCGACGTGCCCGGCACCACCTGCACGTACGACGACCCGGCGGGCAGGTCGTCCGCCGACACGTAGAACGCGATCGTCCCCGACCCGATAGTCACGGTCCCCAGGTCGGTGCCCAGGTCACCCGAGTCCACCCACACCGTCGCGCCGGTCGTGGCCGTCTTGGTGTAGTAGCGGGTGATCGGGCTGAACGCGGTGGGCGTGCCGCCGTGCGTCCCGGACTGCTTCACGATGAACGTGTCGTTGCCGGTGCACACAAAGGTGACTCCGGCGGCGTTCTCCAGGTTGAGTGCCGCGGACGCGGCGACCGGCACGACATCAAACAGCCGGCCGAGGCCCTCTCCAAGTGCCATTGCTTACCCTCCTAAGGGCGTTAATGCTGGTCAGGCTGACCGGATCAAGACGGCGTGTTCAGGAGGACGAGAGGCGACAGCGTGCTGCCGTTCGTGCCCTCCGGGGTGATCGGCGACTGCAGCCAGAACCTTCCGTCGAGCCGCTCGATCACGCGGTAGGCGACGAGGTCGTTCGCGAACAGGTACTCGTCGCTGGAGGCGACCTGCATGGTCTGCCGGTCCCCCAGCAGGTAGTACGACAGGTCCACGAACGTCAGCGCCCCGGCGACCGTGGTGTTGTTCGCGTTGTAGGTCGGCAGCTTCTCCGTCACGATCAGCGGCCGGCCCATCAGCTGGTACGTCCGCCCGTCACCGTCACCCGACCCCGGCGTCCCGATGGCCTGGAAGTTGTCCAGCCACAGCGGCGGCGACACGTTCGACGACTGGGTCAGCTGCAGCAGCTCGGCGAGCACGTCCGGCGAGCACAGCCACACCGCGGACTTCAGCGACGCCGGCCACATCCGCGAGAACATGGCCGCGATGTCGGCCCACACGATGGTGTGCGCGGTCCCGGCGTTCAGGGTGATCGCGCCGGGGGCGTTCAGGATGCCCTGCGGCTGGCCGACACCGGTGCCGGTGAGGAACGCCACGTCCTCGAACCAGGCGATGGCCTGCGGGAAAAAGCTGTTGAACCAGGTGTCCAGCGGCGTGATCGCGTCCTGCAGGAGCTCGTTCGGGATCGTGGTGTACGCGGTCAGCTTCTTCGCCTCGAGCACGATCCGCTGGAAGCTGGGAGCGGACGCGGTGAGCGCCGCGCCTTCTTCCGTCCAGTAGCCGGCCACGCCACCGAACACGCTCGAGACGTGGGAGGTGTCGTCGATCGCGGGCAGCGGCACGCGGAGGGAGTCCATCGGGATGATGCGGGCCCGCGGCCGGACGACGGCGGTTTCCAGGGCCACCATCAGCACCTCGGACCGCAGGATCTCGGGGAGCAGGAACCCGCCCTCGGCGGGGATCCGCTCCGACAGGGCGTTCTTCAGGGTCCGCTTGTACGCCTGGATCCGCTGGACTTCGTCGGTGTCCCCGGCCTTCTGCGCGTTCACCTCGGCCCGGTAGGTGGTGTGCAGGAACTCGCCCAGCGACCCGCCGTAGGGCTCGTCGTCGATCGCGGCGCCGAGGGCGCGGGCGTTGAACAGGCCCTGCTTGTCGGCCTGGTAGGCGGCGTCGGGGCAGCGGGACCGGGCGAGGGCGCGGGCCCGGCGGGCGTCCCGGTTGCTGACCGGTGCGCCGGCGCCGGGACGGAACCCCTGCGCTTCCTGCGACTGGTAGAAGTCCTGCAGGCCGAGCTGCAGCTGCTCCTTCATCTGCGCGCCCAGCTCGGCCTTGTCGCTGCCGAGGGCCTTCGCGGCGTAGGCGCGCGTCAGCTCGGCGAACTGGCCGTTCTGGAAGACCTCAACCAGGCGGTCGTTGTCGTTGAGGAGTTCCTCGAGCTCTTCCGAGGTCTCGGGGATCGCCGTCTGTCCCTTCATGCAAATGCCCCTCTCAGAGCTGCTCTGATGTCATCCGGGCTGATGCCGGAGATGCCTGCGGATGCGTGGTCACCGGCGTCATAGTCCGGGTTGATCTTCTTCATGAGCCCTTCGAGCAGGGACCGGGCCTCGGACTCGTTGGTGAGCCCCTGCGTCTGCGGCAGCCGCGACAGGGCGTTCCGCACCCCGGCGGCGTTCGGCGGCGAGCCGGGCGCGTACTTGTACGGCAGCGCCCACGCGGCCTGGGTGGCCTTGTCGCCGGTTTTCTTCCCGGCGCAGATCCCGGCGTAGAACGCGGCCGGGTCGTCGGACTCGGATCCGGCGTGCCACGCCCTGGAGGCATCCCACGGGGAGTTGTCGACCGCGGCGGCGGCGAGTTCCTCGCGGACGATCGCCCGGATGTCATCAGCGGTCAGCGCCGACGGGTCGGGCACCGCTGCCGGCAGGGGCTGGATCTGCTGGCCGCCGGCGGTCCAGTAGTCGTGGTCGGTGTCACCCTCGGGGCAGGCGTCGCAGTCGCCGTCGCCGTCCGGGTCGATCCGCTTGTGGTCGCCGTGCATGCCCGAGGCGGCCAGGGGGCGGCGGGCGGCGTCGGCGGGGGTGCCGCCGGGCTCGCCGTCGCCGTCGCCGCCGGCGTGACTGTGGTGGTGGTTCGCGTCGCCGTCGTGGGAGTGCCCGTGGGCGTGCAGCGCGTCACCGCCCTGCGACCCGTACGCCGGATGCGGATGGCTGTGGGTGCCGGTCATCGGCTCGTGCGTCGCCGCGGCCTGCGGCATCGTCCGCAGCCGGGCGGCGATCCGGCCCGGCACCGCGGTGAACGCGGCCAGGTCGAGACCGGCGGGCAGCTCGGCCTGCTGGTCCCCGACCCTGTCCGCGAGCCCGGCGGCCACCGCTTCCTCCGCGGTGTACCAGGTCTCGTCCCTCATCGTCGCCCGCCACTGCGCGGGCGTGCCCCCGGCGCGCTCGGCGTAGATCGACGCGATGTTGTCGGAGTTCTTGTCGAGGACCTCGGTCATCTTCGCCATCTCGGCGGCATTCCCGACGCAGAGACCGAACGCGTCGTGGACCATCATCATCGAGCCGGGCTGGACGACCCGGTCCTGCCCGGCCTGCGCGATCACGCTGGCGATGGACGCGGCGAGGCCGTCGACGACCGTGGTCACGGCGCCCTTGTGCTTGCGGATCGCGTTGCCGATCGCGATGCCGTCGAACACGTCACCGCCGCCGGAGTTGATGTGCACCTCGAGGGCGCCCTTCACCTTCGACAGCTGCCCGGAGAACGCCTTCGCGGTCAGGCCGCCTGCGAGGAACCCGCCGTCGCCGATGTCGTCGTACACGTCGACGCGGGTCACCCCGGCGTCGGCGCGGATCTGGCATTTCAGCGGGTAGACGTGTCTCACTTCGCACCTGCCAGCGAGTTCCAGGCGGCCTGCTGCCGCGCGAGCACTTCAATGGCGTCCCATGCGGCCAGCCGCCGCGTGCTGTTCTCGGCGTCGCCGCCCTGCCCCGCCTCGCCCGGTATCGCCGCAGGCGCAGGGGCGCCCATGCCGGCACCGGGGGTGCCGGGCGGCAGCCCGGACGGCGGGGGCTTCGGCGCGACCTTCATCGCCGGCAGGCCCACCGTCTCCAGCACGTCACCAGGGTCATAACCCGCCAGCACCAGCGCCCCCGCCGCCGTCGACTTCGCGGTCAGCTCAAGGGAGTCCTGCTCCCGGTTCGACGGCATCGGGTACACGTAGTCGAACTCGACCCCCGCGCCCGTCGCCCCGAACAGGGGCAGGTACTGGTGATTCAGCACGTCCCGCCACCGGTCCAGCCGCGGGCTGATCTTCCACGAGGCGAACACTTCCTCGCCGGTCTGCGCGTTCGCCCGGTTCACGTCCTCGGTGACCCCGGTCATGACCTTGTGCATGCCGAACGACTCGCGGATCCGGTCCGCCCCGGTGGACATGAGGTTCGCGAAATCCATGTCCTTCGGATTCGTGCTGGTGGCGACCCAGGTGGCGCCGGCCTCGAGGACGGCGACGCGGTGGGCGCGGGCGACGCCCCGGTGGGTCTCCCGCCACCGGTTCGTCAGCTCATCCCACTCGTCGTCGTCGAGGCGGTGGTCAACCTGGATGACGCCGTCGGGCCGCGCCGAGTTGGTGAAGAAGTTCTTGTTCCAGTCGGCGGCGTACCGGGCCGCGTCGATCTCGGTGAGGACGGCCTGGGTGGGGCCGACGCCGCCGTAGGGGTCCATCGGGTCGGGGAAGCAGTTGTAGACCACGTCCGCCGGGGCGAGCGGGATCTTCTCGTTCCCGTCCGGCGACGTGTAAATCCAGCCCTTCAGGTACTGCACCGGGTCGGGGACCGGCATCATCCGGTCCGGCCGCACCGGCCACAGCCCTGTCGGGATCGACCCCTTGCGGTCGACGACCCAGTGAGACATCCCGGCCAGTTCCATCCACAGCTGGGACAGCTCGAACAGGCGGAACCTCGACCAGAAGTCGTTGGGGTGATGCAGCAGGTTCAGGGCAGCGTGCTGGACGACCTCGACCCGCTGATCAGACCCCTGGTCGGACGTGGTGTACCGGCGGCGGCCGTCCTGCGGGGCCTTGCGGAACAGCTTCCACACCGGCCCCGCCGTCGCGCTGGCCAGCAGGGAGACGTTCGCGAACACCGTGCCCTGCGAGGAGAACGCCCGCAGATAGGACTCGATCGGGTTGCCGCCCATCGACAGGTACGGGCGGGCGAAAACCCCCGACTCGCCCATCGGCACCGGCGACGTGGACTGGTTCCGCAGCAGCTTGCCGATGAGGCTGGCCATCAGCCCGTGACCGCGAAGTCGAGGGCCAGCAGCGACACGCCGGTGACAATCCACCCGGCGGCGATGCCGGCGTGGAACGCGCCGATATCCACCGAGGTCAGCGCGGCGACGGTGACGACATGCTGGCGGGCCGCGGCAGCCAGGGCAGCCAGTTTCGACGGCTTCCCGGTCCTGCGCGCGGCCAGCGCAGCACTCACCTTGCCGAGCAGCGACCGGCGCGCGCCGGGAGCCGTGACGACCGCCACGCAAACCCCTCACGATTAACACCAGCCACGCAGACCGCATGACTGTGTCGCGCGCATCATAACCCGCACCCGCCACACCAGGCGTAAATTCTCCCGTGAACACGCACGTCAGGCGAACTTTTTCCCGTCCGGAGGTGGCCGGTGCTCCAGGACGCCGGAAAAACTCTCGTCGCCGCCGTCGCCGAGACCCTTGACGCCCTCGACCTC